GGTCTAATTCCTACAAGAGTTCTTGGGCAAGGCCCAGCAACTGCAGGTTTTGGCCAATACTGGATAGATGCTGGTGATAGTACTGCAATATATAATGGCGAAGCTGTTTACAGCGCAGTTGGATCTATATTGGGTGCACAAGGATCAGCAACCGCTGTAACGTTAGGCGTTCTGCAAGGTGTATTCTACACGGCGGCTACAACTTTGAAGCCGACTTGGAAGAATCACTATACAGATGTTACTCCGGCTAATAGTGAAGATACACAAGCGTTTGTTTATGACAATCCGTTTCAAATATATAGATGTGCAAGTGACGATGCAGTAGCAACAACTGTTGCTGGAGCACATGAATTAATATTTCAAACTTTTGGATTCAATACCACTGCAGGAAGTACTGCAACTGGAAAGTCATCTGCAACGCTAGATATCGGATCTACACATGCAACAAATGATTCATGGAAGCTTCTGGGCTTAGCTGAAGATCCTGAAAATGAGGATTTAACAGCAGCTTACTGCTCAGTTAATGTTATTCAGAACTTAAATGAAATCATTGATAGCACATAGGAGCATAATAACATGGCAATATCAAGAGCACAGCTAGTCAAAGAACTAGAACCAGGTTTGAATGCACTATTCGGCCTGGAGTACAAACGGTATGAAAATCAGCACGCTGAAATTTATACAACCGAGTCAAGTGACAGAGCTTTCGAAGAGGAAGTTATGTTATCTGGATTCGCTAACGCACAAGTAAAAGCAGAAGGTCAAGGCATATCATTTGATGATGCTCAAGAAACCTACACTGCACGTTATACTCATGACACAATTGCTTTAGCATTTGCAATCACAGAAGAAGCTATCGAAGATAATCTCTACGATAGAATTGCTTCTAGATACACAAAAGCTTTAGCACGTTCTATGTCTAATGCGAAACAAGTAAAAGCTGTAACGCCTTTGAATAATGGTTTGTCCTCAGTGGCAACATTTAAATCAGGTGACGGCGTTTCTTTGTTCTCAACTAACCACACAACTGTTAGTGGAACAGCGGTTAAAAATACTTTAACTACGCAAGCAGACTTAAACGAAACATCACTAGAGCAAGGTCTAATCGACATTGCTGGAATGACTGATGAACGTGGATTGAGAGTGGCAGCTAGAGGGGTGAAAATGATTATCCCTTCAGCTAATCAGTTCAATGCTGAAAGATTGATGAAATCTCAAGGCAGAACTGGAACAGCAGATAATGATATCAACGCTGTTGCATCAATGGGAATGATTCCTCAAGGATATAGAGTGAATAATTTCTTAACTGATACAGACAGTTGGTATATTATTACTGATGTGCCTAATGGTATGAAGTTATTTCAAAGAGCAGCTTTAAAAACTGCTATGGAAGGTGATTTCGATACTGGCAACGTTAGATACAAAGCTAGAGAAAGATACTCGTTTGGAGTATCCGACTATAGAGGTATCTTCGGTGTTGAAGGTGCGTAATAACTAATTAATGAGGCCGCCTTAAAACGGCCTCATTTTAACAATAGAAAGCTAAAATGAAAAAATTCCTCATAAACATCTGGGCATATGATTATCACGCTAAATTTGAAATTTTAGCGGAAGATAATGCTGAATCTATTGAGCAAGCAGTGCTTGACAAAGTGGGAGAAAAAAGTGTAAAATGGGAATCAACGGGAATGTTTAGAGATACCCGTAGAATAACCTATGAGGAGGTTAGTCATGACCGAAGACCTGTACAAACAAAAACGGTCCTTGGAGTTGAGGTGGCAGTTGGAGTATGAGCAACAAGGTAAATATACTCTTAATATGGTCGAAATTGATGAGAAAATTAAAAGTATCATCACTGAGATTAAACTGGAAGAACGTAGAATTGCCGATGTTGAAAACGCAGTTCAAAATTCTGCCCCCCAAGTTTCTGTGGCAACTTAGATAAACGCCACATCGCTGAAATCGTACTTTTATGCAGGGATCTCTTGCACTCTATATAAAAATAACATATAAATTCACCACTATACAATTTTAAAAAAAATTAAATGTAGACGCGTATAGTCGACATCCCCTAGGGACTACATTTATATATTCTAGGAGGAATATTATGGCAAACACAACGTTTAAGGGAACGGTAAGAGCAGAATCTGGTCTTAAAGTTTCCGCACAAACAGCTGCTACTGGTGCATATAGTGATAAGTTCACTGTTAACTCATCAGGACAGCCAATAACCGTAAATGGAGCACACTGGAAATATACAGCTGCATCAGGTTACGGACCTACTGATTTAATGATCGGTAAAGCTAGTAGTTCTGCAGCAACTGTAGATCCATTCGCTGAAAGTTCATCTAAATTATTTCCATTAGGAAGTGAATTAATTTACAATGACAGAAAATTCAGATATGGACTTAATGGTGGTTCAGCGATTACTGCTGGAAAACTCGTACAACACGTAACAGAAGTTGCTAATCACACTAACTGTGCTGCTACTGCAACAACTGCAGCTGGTGAAACAGCAATATCTATTGAAACAGCTGGAGACACAGATCTTACAGCTAATCAATATGCTGAAGGTTATCTATTTGTTAATGATGTGAATGGTGAAGGACAATGTTTAAAAGTTAAGTCTAACCCAGCTCACGATCACTCGGATGATCCAAGTGTTATTATTACTTGTTACGATGATCTAGCAACAGCGTTAACAACTAGTTCTCAATTAACTTTGATGCCTAACCCGTATTCAGCAGTTGTTGTAGCTCCAACTACACATACAGGTGCTTGCGTGGGTGCAACAACAATTGACATGACTGCTAGTTATTATGGTTGGTTCCAAACTCATGGACCAGCTGCACTGTTAACTGACGGTACTCTTACTTTAGTAACACCAGCAGTTCGTTCAAACGGAACTGCAGGAGCAGTTGAAGTTCTTGATTCTGGCGCAGATGCTGAATGTCAAATAATTGGACAAGTTATGTGTGTTAGTGCAACTACAGAGTATTCATTAGTTTGGATGAATCTGTAATAAAATAAATTATGATGGGGCTTCGGCCCCATCTAGTAATATTGATTAAGGAGGAATTATGTCAACAGATATAAAATCATCTGCAGTAATTACAACTACAGCGCTCGACGCTGATGGTTTATCGACTGCAGCAGCAGTTGGAAATAATGCAGCACTCACTTTAGGTGGAGCATTAACTTCTGGAGGAGCTTATACAGCAGATACTGGAACAGCTAGACAAATTACACTTTTAAGTGCAAGTGACGATTCAGGAATTACATTTACAGTAGTAGGAACGGATGTTAATGGAGACGCTTTATCGGAAACCGTTACTGGAGCAGACTCTAGTACGGCAACAAGTACAGGGTATTTTGCAACGATATCATCAATAACAGCAGTCGGAAATCCAGCAGGTAATATGTCTGCAGGAATTAATTCTGAAGTAGCAGGCGTTGTTTTTGCAGGTCGTACAAGAGTTAAAAATTTAAATTGGACTGGTGGCGGTGCTATTGGATCAATTTACATAAGAAATAGTGGAACAGCAGGAACAAGTTTAATAACAGTTCGTTCTAATGCTACTTTAGGGGTTAATGATAATCTTTCTTTAGCAGATGACGGGGTTGTTTTTGCTGATGGGGCTTATATTACTTATACAGAAACTCAGTGTAATAGTGTAACGGCATTTTACGGATAGTAGGTAGCTCATGGCGAATACTACTTCCGGAACAGTAACGTTCGACAAAACATTTGCTGTTGATGAAATTATCGAAGAAGCCTACGAGCGAATTGGCTTACAATCTGTTTCGGGATATCAATTAAAAACGGCTCGACGTTCTTTAAATGTAATGTTTCAAGAATGGGGCAATAGAGGATTGCACTACTGGGAAGTAGGCGATACCAATATTGATCTTGTTGAAGGTCAAGCTGAATATACTTTCTACAGAGCATCGGGAGATGGTACTTCTGCAACAACAGCTGGAGGAACCACAGGAACATCTACCTATGGTATTGCTGATGTTTTAGAAGCAACTTATCGAACGGGTAGAGGTACAACTTCTGAAGCAGATTCTGCTTTAACAAAAACAGATAGAGCTACGTATTCTGGTTTAGCTAATAAATTATCTAAAGGAACACCTACAAGATATTTTGTTCAACGATTAGTAGACAAAACAACAGTAACCTTATATCCAACACCCGATTCAACAGCAGCATCAAAAGACGTTCACATTTTCTTTGTTAAAAGAATTCAAGACGCTGATGCAACTTATACCGATGCAACGGATATACCTTATCGATTTGTCCCTTGTATGGCATCAGGATTATCTTTTTATTTAGCACAGAAATACGCACCTCAAAGAGTTCAAGAATTAAAATTATTATACGAAGACGAATTAAAAAGAGCTTTGGCAGAAGATGGATCTTCTACAAGCACTTATATAACTCCGGAGTCTTATTACCCGAGTGGTTAATTATGGCATTTGCAAGAGGAAAATACGCTAAAGCGATCTCAGACCGAAGTGGAATGGAATTTCCCTATAATGAAATGATTAGAGAATGGAATGGTATGTTCGTTCATAAATCAGAATATGAAGCAAAACATCCTCAATTAGAACCACGAGGATTTGGCGCCGAAGGACATGGTTTAAGGAATGCAAGACCCGCAAGAACTGAAAATGATGCTCTCGCTATTTTAGGTCCTGATCCTTTTTCAACGATTGCATCCGGATCTTCTTATATTAATGTTTATGAAAAAAGTCATGGCAGAGATACTGATGATACGGTACGATTTAGAGGACCAGTTTGGACAAGTTCAGATGCTGATGGTTTTCAAAATCCAGTGACTTTTGATGGTATTAGTGGATCGAATATTGCAAAATCTGCGGGTTATTCAATTACCGTTGGTAAAAGAGATTCAGATGGTGACGTGACTGCAACCGATAACTTCTATTACTTTACTGTGGACACAGACACTGCTACAAGTGGAGGAGTATCAGGAGGAGGCAATAATTGTTCGGCTGGTCCGGCAACTTTAGAGGCATAATATGGCAGGATTTACATACTCAACACTCACAACAGCAATTCAAAATTATACAGAAGTAGGAACCGGTGTCCTATCCAGTACCATTACAGATCAATTTATTGATAACTCTGAACTTAGAATACAGAGAGAGATTCCTATCGATGCCGATCGAAAAGAAATGATTGGCAATTTAACAGCTTCGAAAGATAATGTTTATGCTCCTGCTGGAACTTTATTTGTTAGAGATCTTCAAGTTTATACGTCAACATCGGTTGCGACAGGAGAAAATAGCTTCCTGATTAAGAAAGATATCAGCTATCTTAGAGAATATGATGCCGCTGAAACGACAACAGGAACACCAAAATACTATGCCATGTCGGGTGGAGCAGAAGGAACTGGAGCAACGTCTTCGGGACGAATTACTATTGTGCCAACACCAAGTTCAGCTTTTATGTACAAAATTCATTACAATGCTAGACCTGTAGGATTGAGTTCAGCAAATACGACAACTTATTTAAGCCTGAATTTTGGTAATGGACTTTTATATGCCTGCTTGGTAGAAGCATTTAGCTATTTAAAAGGCCCAATGGATATGCTACAATTATACGAACAAAAATATCAAACCGAAGCACAAAAATTCGGTGGAGAACAATTAGGTAGACGAAGACGAGACGACTATACGGATGGTGAACCACGTATACCCGTTCAGTCTCCGACACCGTAAGGATTAAAATATGGCAACATTAACAGTAACAGTCAAAGAAGCAATCACTCTCAACAACATAGATTATGGATCGGAAAGATCTTTAGATATTTCTAGTGTTAATGAAATTACAAAAAGAGTTGTAACCGCATCAACAACAGAATGTGGATTAATAGGATTTATATCAGCTATTAGTGGAGTAGGTGTATCTGCTAATAAAGTTGGTTATGTTGCAGGAATGTTTGATGATGGTGATGTACGATATATTAGAATTACAAATTTAGATTCATCAAATCATATTATGTTAACTTTTAGAGATGAAGATAACACAGAATTTAGAATGAAAGTAGATGCAGGTCACTCGTTTATTTATCCAGGTGATAATAGTGGTGGAGTTGTAGATACAATGAAAGCAGCAGGATCAGCTTTAGCTTCAGGTCTTTCTGACTTAGTTGACATCACCGTGGACGCAGATACTGCAGCGTGTGATGTGGAAATTTTTGTAGGGAGCGCTTAATGGCATCGAGTTATACAGGTCTTGGTACAGAGTTAATGACAACCGGCGAGAACGCCGGTACATGGGGATCAACAACCAATACCAATTTACAAATTATAGAACAACTTTCTGGTGGCTATGTTGAGAAAGCTGTAACATCAACTCCTACTACATTGTCCGTTTCTGATGGATCAACAGGTGCTGAACTCGCACACAGAATTATAAAATTTACTGGAACAATTAGTGAAGCCACTACAGTAACAGTTCCTTTGGATGTTCAACAGATGTATATTCTGATGAATGGTACATCAGGAAATTATACTGTTACATTTAAATATGTCACTGGATCAGGTGACACAGTTGTTTTTAAAGGTACAGATAAAGGAACAAAAATTGTTTATGCTACCGCTGATCATGCCACTAATCCAAACATGGTTGATACTGGTATTGCATCACATCAAATACATAATACTTTAACAGTTGGTATTGATGACACGGGCTATGATGTTAAATTCTTTGGGGCAACTTCAGGAAGCTATGCTTTATGGGATGAATCCGCTGATTCTTTATTATTAACAGATTCAACTCCATTAAAAATTGGTGATAGTCAAGATTTAACTCTTTACCATGATGGATCAAATTCTTATATTACAAATGCCGTAGGTGCTTTAAAAGTTGCAACAGAAACTTCAGGAATTGCAGTTACAATTGGACATACAACTTCAGAAGTAACTGTCGCAGATAATTTAACAGTTACAGGAACATTAACTTTAGGTTCAGGTGCAGAATTAACAGAAGCAGAATTAGAATTTTTAGATGGTATTACTGCAGGTACTGCAGCCGCAAGTAAAGCAATGGTTTTAGATTCTAGTGCAGATATTACTGGTGGTAGAAATCTAACTATCTCTGGCGAACTAGACGCTGCAACAGGAGATTTTTCTGGTGATGTTGATGTAGATGGTACTTTAGAAGCTGATGCTATTACAATTAATAGTACAGCTATTGGCTCTATTTATGGTGTGGTTGCAGGAAGTTCTAGCATTGTAACAACTGGAGCATTAGATTCTGGATCAATTACTTCTGGATTTGGTGCAATAGATAATGGAACTTCAAATATACGAAGTGCTACGATTACAGCAGAAACTGCGTTCGTACCAGATGCTTCAGGTGGCGCTGATTTAGGAACAACAGCATTAGAATTTAATGACCTTTTCTTAAATGATTCTGGTTCAATTCAATTTGGAGATGATCAGGATACAACTTTAACTCATACAGATGGAACAGGCTTAACTTTAAATTGTACAAATAAATTATGTTTTTATGATACAGCTTTATCTATTAGTTCAAGTACCGATGGTCAATTAGATATTGATGCTGATACAGAAGTAGAGATTGCTACAACAACTCTTGATCTCAATGGTGCTCTTGATGTATCTGGGGCCTCACAATTTAGTGGTGCAATAACTGTTGGTGTTGATGGCACAGGATTAGATGTAAAATTCTTTGGTGATACTGCTGGAAGTTTCTTATTATGGGATCAATCAGATGACGCACTAGAATTAACAGATTCTTCTCCAATTAAAATTGGTGATGGTGGAGATATGACCATTTATCATGATGGCACAGATTCTTTTGTTACAAATTCTCAAGGAGGTTTAAAATTAGCAACAGAAACATCCGGTATCGCAGTTACTATTGGACATACAACTTCTGAAACAACGGTTGCGGACAATTTAACGATTACAGGAACAACTGTTGGTACAACTTTTGATGTTAATGGTACTGCTGATGCTATTATTTTAGATACTGATGCAGATACAACGATTTCTTCACCAACAGATGACCAAATAGATTTTGAAATTGCAGGCGCTGATGATTTCACGATGACAGCGAACACCTTTACAATTCTGTCTGGATCAACTATAGCTATTGCTGCCGGTGGAGCAATAACAAATGCTGGAACAATGGCACCAGATATTGTAAGTTCAGGTAAAGCAGCAGTGTTTGGATTTTAATTAGGAGGAAAATATGGCAAGTGAACTATTCAAAGTAGCAGTAAAACCAACGTGTTCAAATTCGGAAGTTAAATTGATCGATGGTGCAAGTGGTAAAACTTATGTTGTTCTATCAATTTCAATTTGCGAGACGGCCGGGGCCGCTGAAACTTTTAATTTATATGTGGATGACGATGATGGAGGAACAGATCATTACATTTACAAAACACAGGCATTAGGAGCTAACGAAACGTTCATACATAATGATCGAATAGTTTTAGAAGCAAATGATATGCTAGGCTTTATAACTGCGAGTTCAGCAGACGTTGACGTTGTAGTTAGTTATCTAGAACAAACATTATAGTAGAGGTAAAAATTTATGAGTGGAATAGTAGGAAGTATATTTAATATAAGAGGTTCTGGACTTGTAGGAAGTATAGGAACTGATGGACAGCACCTTTTAAGTGCTGGTGCTGGTGTGACAAATATTTTTGAAACAGTAACAGCTGCTGGAGCT